CTTTGAGCATTAACCAAGCATCGTCCATTGCCTTAACGATGGTCGGCTTACCACCCACACCTTGTTTTTTACTGCGCTTGCGTTTTGTTGCCGCGCGTTTTTGACCTTCGGACATAGAGCCGCTGGTCTTCGGTGTTTTGCTGGACACTTTGACGGAGGGGCGACACTTGGGGTAGCCCTTGCTTGAAGTCTTGGCTTTACTTCTTCCGCATGGAGGATGTGTGCCATCCTTCTTCTTGCGTGAAACATCCACCCACTTCTCCTTGAACCAACGGTTCAAGTTCTTCTCAACCGTCATATTATACGCACCATCTTTTTCAAAGCCTTTTTTTGTTTTTCAATGAGTGCGTAGCATTCACATTTAGGTTCGGACATTGAGCATTTCATAACTCCTTTCATCATACAAACACAAGGAGTTTTTTCAGTAGCCCCGCAACAACAAGATTTTCTTTTTAGTTTCATTTCTTTTTACCGCCTTTCTTTTTCTTCTTGCCGCGGAACTTACCGCGACAATATTGAACGGCCCAACCATTCGCATACGCGCTTGGATAAACCTTGAACTTACGCTTCGCCGCGGCTTTACCCGCTGGACACAGTTTCTTTTCAAGCATATCAAATGCCGCATTCGTTCCTACGCAAAACTCACAATTACAATCAGTCATTTAATCACCTACAAATAGGGCAAGGGTCGCCCTCTATCATTCCCTTTCCTTTACACGCGGGACAATTGCTATCACCTTGTGTAACATTTAATCCAAATTGATTCAAAAAATCATACATCTCTTTATTCTCCTGTGGGTTCAAAGGTTGTCTATAATCAACTTCTCCTGTTTGTGGATTAACCGGAGCATTAGGCACACAATGATGGTTTTGTAAAGCATTTTCACCATAAAACATGCGATTGCATTTAGGGCATTGGACTTGGCGACCCTCTTTCAAAACAGCCCACCAATCGCTCAATCTAACAACCCCGCCATTATTTCGTCTAAGTCCACAATGCGCTCACGGAACTCCGTGGTCGCCCAATGCGCTAACGCGAGAGCAATAGCAAAGTCATCGTGCCTACCGATGCTGTCAAGCCGACCTTTCTTGCTCATACCAAACATAAGCAACTCTCGCTCAAGTTCGGACATCAGCGTGCGAGAACGGTCATCACCCCACGGCAAACGAATTTGTTCTTTCTCAAAGCGCAACACCAAACCCATGAGAAGCGACTCACGGCGTTGGCGTGTGGAAATAAAAGTCTTGATTGGTAAATCTGTATCAGCGCGAAGTTCAGTTGCAAAAACACGCTGGAAGTTGTTTGCTTCAAGTTCAATAACATCGGGATTAAACTTCGCGTTGAGTCTTTGTATCTCGGTAATCTGTGTGCGGAAGTCCATATTCTTACGACGAATCGCGTGAACCAACTCAAGTAATTCGGGATTGGTGGATGGGCGACGAAGCACTACCATCACGGTGTAGTCAGCCGAGCGGTCCGACGAGATAGCAGGGTCCCAGCCAATGAAGTATTGGTCATCGGGGTCGCCGACCTCACGCTCAATCAACTTGAGTGATGAATCTTTAGCGGCTTGCAAAATGGTTGATGGGAACAGACTTGACACATCATCCATTGGCTCACACAAGTATTCGCGAGCAAACGCAATTGCTGGCATATCATTTCTGCGCGCATCTAAAGATTCTAAATCCCAGCGTTCGGGCCACAATGCTTCACCTTTGACATTGATAGCCGGGTATGTTTCAACAAGATACCCGTCGCGGCTCTCAAGTTCCGTGTATAAATCGGTTGGAGTAAAAGGTGTCCCGACTATCATCAGTTTTGAGGTGTGGTGGAGTGTCGGGACAAGGACTTCGTAAAACCATGATGCGACGCGAGCAAGTTCTGTGTCAGTTGTTCCCCACAGAATGTCGTCGCACAAAATAAGGTCGGGGTGGATACCACGGATGGCACCTCCAACCGACTTCGCGCTAATGTTGGAACCGTTAGCAAAACCAAAAAATGTCTTTGACCAAGAATCCGCTTTTTTCATTTTCGCGAGAAACGGCACACTATCAATCAAATCATTGAGTGTGCGCATGTGGTGAATAGACTGGTGAAGACTGTGTGAAATCAACACCGCTTTTGTTTTTGGGTTGAACGCTGTTTTCCACAGCATGTAGCCGAGAAACAGTGTTGATTTACCGTGGTCACGCGCCGCTTTTACACAGTATCTTTTGCGCGACTCAAGATTGTTGAACCACTGTTCGTGATGCCAAGATAGTTGAAACCCAAGTATTTCTTCAAAGAAGAACTTGAAGTCACGCTTCGCTACCTCAAAGTCAATTTCCTCAATTGCTTCAAGTGATAACGACTGCACACATAATCACCTAATATCTAACCCTTTGAGCAGTGAATCCCATGAGGCTTCATGAGCGTCTTCACTCATTTGCATATCGCCAAACTCAATCATTGGTGCATTTCCACCACCTGCCTCTTCAACTGCGGCTTCGGCTTCATCTTCAACACGGTCCATTGCTTGAGCATCACCTTGAACGGCTTGCTCTTTGACATATTGAGGGAGCGCGCGAAGTCTTTGCATAATCGCTTGGCCAATTTTATTGTCGTTGATTCCCATACCTTCAATCATTTGTTCTGTTAATTGTTGGTCAACATTGGATAAATCAACATCGCTCGCCATAGCCCTTTCCACTGCGCCTGTCATTGAACCACCCCGCGCATATCCAGTTCCTTTCTCATTGTTTACCCTACCGAATATATCGCGGAATGCCGCTTCTCTTGGGTCCATTTCAGTCGCCGTAGCGGTTTCCATTCGTGGTTCAACTACACCTGTGTCCGGTGGTGCTGTTGTTTCGGGTCCGAACTCAATTGGTTGTGCTGTTGTTGAAGGTTTCGCATCGGAACGAGCCGCCTCCAACGCCGCCTCGTTTGGTGCTTCCGGCATTACTGGTTCTTCCGGCACGATGTTGGATGGAGCAAACGCATCACCTTCTCGTTGTGCGCGTGCCGCCTCTCGTCGCTCACTACCGCGTCGCCTCATACCAGCCAAGAAACCTTCTTTTGGTTGAGCGCGTCTTGCACCAATTTCCTGTATTTCGCGGCGCATAGCATCTTCAACTGATTCCATCGGTTTTCCTTTGTTCTTACCTTTTTCGTGAACTCTTGGAGTGACATTGAAATCGCGAGCGAGTCCTTGACTTGTGCTTGCTCGCGCTTGGTCCATATTTGCATCAAAGCCTTGACTACCCGGAACATACCTGCCTTCCGCGGTTTCAAGTTCTCGCTGTCCGCGACCAAGACCGCCTTCAAGTGCTGAACGACGAGCCTCATCTTCACTCGCGGCTCGCAATTGTCCGAATGATTGTTTTGCCGCGGCTGGCGCATGTCGTAAATCGCTAATTGCGCGACCTGCGCCACTCATGAAGTTCTTCATACGCTGGCCCATACCGCTGTCTTTGACTGCTTGAAGCGCACGACCGCCCATCTCACCCATTTTGCGACCAGCAGAAGCCATAGCGGGTCCGGCTGTGTCTCTCATGTAATCGCGTGCGCCTCGCGCACCTTGCATAATACCGCGACCTGCGGCGGCAAGACCTTTACCTGCGGCAGTTCCGTATTTTCCAGCGCGGAATGCCTGTCCAGCAGTAGCGTTAGGACCTGCTTGAGCATATTCTTGTAGGTTAGCCATTCGCTGTGCTGTATTGAATTGTTTTGTTGCTTGACGAGGACTTGTGACTGCTGTTCCCATGAATGGTTGCGCGGCCTGTTGGTCGCGGTTAACCATGAAAGGTTCAACACTCTTCCGAATGATGTCGGGGTGAGAGTTGTCGCGCTCCGCGACAGCCTTGATAAGAGGTTCCCAACTGTTGTCTTGAATGTCAAACATAACATAGTTCATATCCGAGAGGTTGCCGCCTTTTGCAAAGATAAACTCCATTGTGCCTAAGTCGCGACCGTATTCCATCATGCTACTATTCCATTCTATTTCCCAATTATCAACCATTTAGCGCGCCTCCGCAAGACCTCTTGATAGCGCGAACCACATCGTGCGTAGTGTTAAAGGATTTCGCTATGACACCCCAATCACCAAGCGACATTGCAATCGCGCGAACATCAATACTTGACATGCCTACATTTTGACCCAATTTGTGCATGTCGTAGTTATCCATTGGGTCATATTTTACTAACAAAGAGCCACCCGCGTCATGCATTTGCACACGCTCCATGATGGTCGCGATAACACCCATTGGGTCGTCATCGGACATGGTGAATGTTCTTCCCGAAGGGAATGGATTGAATTGTGATAAGTCGCCAAAATCAATCGGTTGTGCAACTGGTGGTTGAGGGAGAGGTTCTTGTGTTGTAACAGCGGGAGGTGGGTCGCTCATCGGTTCTTCAACAACAACAGGTTGAGCAGGTAAA